TCCTAAACCATAGGTAGATGTTGTATTTCCTATGTAGCTTGCCCAGTTTTTTGATGTAGTGTTTTCTTCATGGATACCAGCGATAAATCCATTTGCCCCAGTTTCGGTATGTACTCTAACTTCGTAGTAGTACTTGCCAGAACTACCCATTGATTTTGTTGCAAAAACAGAATCCCAATCAGATACGCCAACACCTAGTCTGTTTCCATAACCTAGACTACTAACAAGAGTAGCATCACCATTTAAAGCATTTAAGACCGGGAATTGTAAACTAGGTGTATGTGTAGTTTGATTAGCTGCTGCCATACTAGTAGGTGTAAAATCATTATTGTTAGAACTAATATCATTTCCCAGATCAGCACTATCTGCAAAGTCAAGACAGAAGCTATTTCCTCCTGCTGTGGATGCAAGAGCAGCTATGTCTGCATCAGACTTAGGAGCATACTGAGAACCATTAGTACCAAAGGTAAAGGTATCTAGGAAATCTGTAACAGCTACATCACCATTTTGAATAGACTGTCCTACTAAAAATGTACACTGCGTTTGATATGTGTTTGAAAATCTATCGCTTGCAGCACTTCGTTTGCCAATCGCATGTGTCGCAGCGTTGCCGAATGAATCCATAGTTGATAAAGCGCCAGCAGATGGACCAAATGTAACTGTAACGTTATTTTGAACACCATTCACATAAAGTTGTACAGCACTGGCTTGTGCAACATTAAGATCAATTGACAGTATAAAATGATACCAGCCAGTATCTCTAAAGACATTACTAGTGGAATAGATAATTGTTGATCCACCGTTTTGCTCAAGATGAATATCTATTGTATCATCAGCTTGGAAACCAAAACGATCCGCTCTACCGCTTTTGTCTGCCGTAAAAATACTTTGCAATCTTGTAAAATCATTTCGTTTTAACCAACAGGCATAAACAATTCTGGATTGTGCAGAGCCAGATGAAAATGTTTTGTCCATATAGTCAGCAGAACCGTCAAACCACACTGAATTACCAATCACAGTTGGGTCAAACGGTGCTGGACCTGTACTCTGTCCACCTGCACCTAGAAGAAGATTGTTACTAAATACACTCATTATGAATATGCCTTTGTTACTAAACTATGAACATCTGTAGATGTACGTACAATATAGTCTAACCTATCTACTGAATTGATAGAAGTAGAAATAACAGGAGCAGTACCATCAGGAAAACCCCAGTTTGATCCAAAGGCAAGTGTTCTTGTTCCTGTACCATCTTGTACAATAAAGATACTTCCTACCTGACCTGCTACACAGTTGGTAGGATTATCCAATGTCCTATTACCTGCAAGTGTAATTGCAAAGTTTTGTCCTGTATTAAAGTCAACTGCAATGTTTGCTGCATCTGTAAGACTTACAATATCTGCTACAGCAGCAGTACCAATACGAAGTTCTTTTCCTAGAAGCGCATCTACTCCAATAGCAACCGCACTTACATAAAAGTCTGTACCACTTACTGTACCAGTTAGTGTACCACCAGCAAGAGGTAAATGGTTTGCAATGCTTGTTGCCATTGTTGCCGATAGATTTGTAATAACTGTATTAACACTTGTAATAGCAGCAGTTCTATTATTGATACTTGTAGCAAATGTAGCAGATAGATCAGTAATGACCGTATTAATACTTGTAATAGCTGCTGTGTTCACACTTGTTAAAGCAGAGACTGCTTCTACTACAGTATTGATACTTGTTATTGCAGCAGCATTAACTGAAGTAAGTGCAGAGACTGCTGCTACTACAGTATTAATACTGGTAATAGCTGCAGTATTTACAGATGTAAGAGCAGAAACATTTGCAACTACAGTATTAATACTGGTAATAGCTGCAGAATTAACTGACGTAACTGCAGATACTGCATCTACAACTGTATTAATGCTTGTAATTGAATCAAGATTTGTTTGTGTTAGTACAGATACTGCAGCAAGTTCAGCACTTGTTGCAAAGTCAAAATTATCAACTACAGTATTAATGCTTGTGATAGCTGCAGCATTAACTGAAGTAAGTGCTGAAACATTTGCAACTACTGTATTAATACTGGTAATTGAATCAAGGTTTGTCTGTGTTAGTACTGATACAGCAGCAACATCATTTACTGTTGCAGCATTAACACCAGAAATAAGAAGACTACCTGTTACTGCAAGAGCAGTGCTAACTGAAACTGTACCAAAGTTTTGGTCTGCAGAAACAAGAATTGTACCACTTACAGGTATTGAACTAGATACTCCACCATCAACTGTAATCTTAATTCCAGTTCCTGCTTCAATTCTTTTTACAGTGCCGCCTTCAGCAGAAGGAACATTTGTAAGTCCTGAACCATCACCTACGAAAAACCCGGCACTTACAATGCTATTAAATGTAGCAACAGAAGCAGATACTTTAGCAACATTAATTGTTGTGTCTTCTAAACTTACAGCAATAGTTGGATTGCCCTCAGTACCATCTGCATTACCTATTGTTATTCCTGAACCTGCAGTAAGTGTTCTACCATATACACTACCACCACTTACTGCAACAAGACCTGTTGCACCAGTAAGATCAGCTACATTGTTTAGTGTAGATGCATTAGCAGTAAGAGTTACACCATTAAGCTGAAATGTTCCATCAATGTTAACACTAGAATTACTAAGCTGTAGTCCTGAGTTTGTGCCTGATCCATCTTGAACAGTTTGTACTGTTCCAGTAAGTCCAGTATTATTACTTCCTACTTGGAGAAGTTGCTTATAACTATTTGCAATTTTTGAACCAGTAAGTGTTGCCATTATATCATATTCCAATCAGTGTCATAATTTTCCCAAGTATTAGTAGCATCATTCCATATTATATTACGATCATTATTTAATGGTGGACGAGGATTACGAATACTCTCATCATCTCGTACATTAGCAGTTCTATTCTGTGGATGGTTCTTTAGATCATATGCTCCTTCATAATCTGTAGGGCATACAAGCATACCATAACTATTCATCTTCAATACCCTATGAGGATATCGAAAACCACAAGTGTCACATATTGCTAATGCTCGCTTGTTGCTTGCCATAATTATACTTTATTTAAACGTGGTAGAAAATAGGCACTTGCTCTTTCTCTGTCTTCATCCATTGCCCTTGAAAGTCTTTCTTCGTATTCCATCTTTAAAAATTGAATACGTGAACCATCTACTCCGGGTCGTTTCATTGACATAAAATATGATAGACCTGCTGTAAGACAGGGGAGAAAACGTCTCGATACATCAGCAATTTGTACAGCAGATTTATTAACATCTTGTATATACTTTATCTGTTCTAGTTTAAGAGTATCTGTTGTATTTTCTGGTACAGGCCAGAGGTAAAGAGTAGGGTTAGCGCGATCACGGCGAATAGCATACTGTGTAGGTCTTCCCTTTTGACTCTTGCGAGGTATCTTGAGATACTCTTCCATACTAATTCTTTCAAGTTGTAAATCAGTATTATCTCTATTTAATACTGCCTCTGTAATATCTACTGTGCTAGAAGTAAGAGCATAAGCTGTAACGCTAGTAGAAACTGAAACTACTGTAGTACCTGCAGTCCATAAAAGAATGCCTCTGTTCTGCCAATCTTGTAAAAGAAGATTAATTGAACGACGAGCAGACTTAGGTTCATGTCCTAGTGTCTGCTCACCACCAATCATTTCCATTGCTTCTTGAATAACTTCATCAATATCCATTGAGAAGTTATATGTGCCACTGGTACTCATTCGAGTTATCCCTAGTCGTTATACTCTACAATCTTACCCGGTTCATAATCTACAACAACATCCTGTTCTGCACCTTTAACCTGTGGACCTTTACGTGCAGCACCAAAACCCTGACCTGTAGGTTTACCAGTCATTTTTAAAACGTCTTCTTGTGTACGAGGATTTTTAATCCAATTATACGTATATTCTTTTACTGCCATTTTTAACTCTCCTCTTAACCTTACGTTTAGTTTTTCTTTTTTTACTAGGTACTTTAGTAATTTGTTGTGGTATACTTGACCTACCTATAGCCATTATTTTTTACCTTTTACTTTATACATAGCTTTTGACATTTTGTCACCCGCTTTATTTTTAGCAGAATTAGACAAGTCTTTAAAGTGCATTACCTTCTTTGATGTTTTAGTATGCGTCTTGCCACTATGTATTGACCCATCTGGCATTTTATGAACTTGACCATAATAGGGTGTACCATCTTTAGTAAAATGTGTCATACCTTTAGCCATCTAACACTTCCATCTTTTGCGTGCTTGCCGTAGTCTTGAGTTAGGATTTTTAGCAGCTTTGGGAAACTTCTTCATCTGACCTGCGCTACGTGCACAGTAACTCTTTCTACGTGCCGC